CCCTAGACCGACCCGACCCACCCCCACCCTGACAACCCGCCCCAGTCCCACCCTTCCTGCTCCTGACAACCCGTGCCAGCCCGTCCCAAGCCCCTCCTGACTGACCGGGCCAGGCCGCCCCAGCCCCACCCCGACAATCCAACCCGAGAGGAAAAAACCATGCCCGGACCCTTTGACGAATATATTGATCTCGTTTGGCCCTACCAGTACCGAGTGGCGTTCACCGTGGCTAATCTCCACGGTGGCACCCCTCGCAACCCTGACGTGGTCAGGAACTGGCTGAGGGCCAAGGCGGGATTCACCGACGAGCTTGAGATCGAGGCTGAGGTCACCCGCATCTTCGCCCAGGATCCCCTGGTCTCCGACGAAGCTGCCGCCACTGAAGCCACCAAAGAGATGGCCGACCGCCACGTAAATGGCTTCCGGCCGATCAGGCGCAACGGCACCGATGAGATCTTCCTGAGGGCCGACATCTGAAGGCGTGTCTCAAGGAGGCGGTCTCGGTCGCCCGTGCCGCCAACCTGCTGGACAAGAAGTTCGGCACCACCGGCAAGGGCGTCATCTCCTTCTCGGCTGAGCACATCATGGTGCAGGACGACATCCTGCCCTTGGGCCGCACTGAGCACGACGATCTCCACACCCGGTTCATCCCCGCCGATTACAACCACAAGGCTGGCATCACGGTGGAGGAAGTCGTCTACGACGCCAAGGTGTCAGCCTCGGTCTGGACCGACTACCTCTTCACCGAAAAAGAGTGGGCCATCATCTGGCTCAAGGCTGAGCAGATGGGCATTGGAGCGGCCCGGTCTCAGGGCTTCGGGAGGTTCCACGTCACCGAGTGGACCCAGGTGAAGAAGAAGAAGTAGGGGAGAGAATCGGACGTGACCAACTAGGGGACAGGGCTCAGTCATCGATCTGGAGATGCGTAGGCGGCGTGGAGGAGCTTGACGGCGTCGGTGTGACCGGCTATGGCCTCCCCCTCACTGGAGTAGCGCCACTGTTCCAGGTCGAGCTTGCCGCCGAAAATCATGGTCTCAAAGATCTTCACCGGCCCCCCGGGCCAATCGGGCCAAAAGTTGTGATCCAGGCCCAGCCACACGGTGGACACCTCCACTGGTTGGTCGGCCATGACGAAGACATCCTTCGCCACCACCTTGTACTCGTAGTCGGCCAGCAACTCGGAGGCCACCAGGGCCGGAATCGGTTCACCGTCACGGTCGTAGTAGTGGACGTCGTGGCCCAGACCCAGGTTCAGTTCGGTCCAGGTGTAGGGGCCATCGTGGATGTTCTGCTCCGGGTGGATGTGCCACCAGAAGCCGTTACGCTTCTCCCACCGCCAGGGGCCGGGGGGGTTACTCATCGGGGCTCAGTCATCCAGGGGGTACCAGTGCATGGCGTCGATGCCCGGTTCCTGCTCTGGTACCTGTACTGGCTCCCGGAGACATACGAAGTCCCTCGTCAAGATGGTGCCCCGGGGGGTGACCCAGAAGCCCAGGCCCCCACTGTTCATCACCCGCCAGCAGGTGCCACAGCCGAGTGGCATGTCCCAGTTCCAGGGGAAGCGGGCCTGTTCCACCACCTCCATGCCCGCCACGCTCCGGCCACAGGCGGTGTGTCCCACGTTGTCCAGGGCCAGGTGGCGTCTGGTCTTGGTGGTGTACTCCCAGACGACCGGGTCACGGGGTCGGGAGATCCGGTAGCTCGGACCGCTGCTCCCGCTCATGGGAGGCGTCGGCGGGGCCAGTGAGGCCAAGCCCGGTGCAGGGTCTCCCACACCTCGGGTTGTTGTGGGGAGACAACCCATCGTTTGACCCGGATCAGGTTCAGGTCAAAGTTATCCTGGTCGAAGCCGTCAGTTCTCAACCGGGCCGGGTCGATGATCCCCGTCCAGCAGCCTCGTTCCCAGTCGTACGCCTGTGACCCCGAGAACGGACGCCATAGCACATGGTGGCGGGCGGTGTGGATGTTCACCTCTATCGGGCAACCGAACTGGCGGCGGTCCGAGGACCACCACAGGGTGGGGTAGATGAGGACTGGTAGTCTCACAGGCTGTCGGGGTCGATCTCTTCGCCCTGGCTGAAGGTGACGTCGGGCAGTCCCGGGATCTGGCTCAGGTGCTGGACGCAGAAGACGCCCTCCAGGCTCGACACCATTTTCGCCACACCCCGGTCGGTCCAGTAGGGCCGCTCCTCCGGCGGAAAGCCCTCCTTCGCCATGTCGGCGTGGATGCGGCCGATCAAGTCGGTCATCTCGGGCTGGACCTGGCGCCGCTTGCGGTAGCCCTCCTTGATGTAGTCATCGATGGCCCCGGTGTTGTCGCTGTGCTCCCACACCTTGCCCCACACGATCTTGCTGCCGGTGCGGACGTACTCGTAGGTGGCGATGGTGGCCGGTCCCAGGAAGGGGTAGCGGCAGATCTGGATGGCCTCTTGGATGCCCTCCCGCTGCCCGCTCTCCCACTCGTCGCTCAGGGAGCCAGGATAGAACTCCGGGTGGTTGCGGTAGAACTCCTCCTGCCGCACCTCGTCACTCTGGGGCACCAGCGCGTGCGGGTCATCGGGTTCAGGGTCATAGGTCTTCATGCGGGTGTCGGCCACGCAGAAGATCTCGTCACAGCCCAGGAACAGAGCACTCCAGTAGCCGCAGTAGCGGGCGCTCAGGGGGCCGGGGCCGTTGTAGACGATGAACAACTGCTGGCCGCTCCGCACCCCCACGCAGAAGTTCATGAGGTCGGACAGGGACTCGTCGGGGTCGTCCCCGAACTGGTGGACCTTGTCGGTCTTCATGCGACGGGTGATCTCAGCGATGACCGAGAAGCGGGTCTCCGGGCTGGCGCTCATGGTCTCAGTGTACGGGAAAAATCCCCCCTGAACTGAGCGCCAGCCAGGGGGGATTTTCCATCAGACTATACGATGGATGCTAGCTGCATCCATCGTAGGGACCCCAAGGCGCCTTCCCGTCCTTGGCGTACAGCATGGCGAAGGCAGCGTCCTGCTGCCCCCTGGAGGCGGATCCGGGCGAGCCGGAAAGGCCCAGGCTGCTCCATGTGCCTTGGAGGAAGCCGTAGATGTTGCTGGACCCCGACCCGTTTCCTGACTCCCTCATCGCCACACACGCCTGGAAGCTGCCAGGCGCCCCGGCACTGCGTACCGCAGGCTTCGGAGGTGGTGTATAAGTCACCACAGGAGCCGAGTGGGACACAGGAGGGGTGTAGCGGAGTGCAGGAGCGGGTACGACGACGGGGGCAGGTACGGCGGATCCATCGGGGATCGTGACCACCTGACCCACATAGATGAGATTGGGATTCGGTATGTGGTTGAAGCTCGCCAGGGCTTGCCACGTCCGAGAGGTGCGGATCCCGATCCCCCATAAGGTATCGCCTGCCACAACGGTCACCTGTGGGAGGGTCGGGGTCTGCGCCGTCAGGATCGGGACAGCCCTTGGGGGCGAACCACTGGCCGGGACCACGGTGCTCACGCTGGTAGAGGCAGGTGGGTTTTCCACAAGGTTTTCCACAGGGTGTGCAGAAGCTGTGGATCGTCCTCCGCAACCTGTGGCAAAGAAGACGCTGGCGCCCAGAGCGCCAGCGGCAAGTAAAGTGAGCCGCTTCATGGGTCTCCGATCACTTGGGGGACTTGCGAGGCGGGAACGCGTGTGCGAACCCAGGTAGGTGTGAGGGGCGTCTCCTCTCCGTAGTTGGTCCGGCAGCCTTACACGCTAACCGGACGGCTGTCCAGTGGCTCCGGCTGCTAGCATCCGCGAAAAATCCGCCGAGGCTGGAACCTGGAGGGATCATGGCGACTGTGACCCGGATCGACACTCCGTTGGACAACACCTACGTCCGCTGTCGCAGCTACGGGCACGCCTGGGACGAGTTCGCCCCCATCGATCTGGCACCGCCCCTGTACGGCTGGCGGCTGTCCCTGCGCTGCACCCGCTGTGGCACTGAGCGCCACGACAACGTGGATTTCAAGGGTCAGGTCATGGGGCGGCGCTACCTGTACGTGGATGGCTACATGCAAAAAGGCATCCCGAAGGTGATCTTCCGTGAGTCCCTATTTTCTGTGCTGCGTGGCAGACTGGAGGAGATCAACCAGATCGGCGGGGAGATACCTGAGCCGGTCAAGAAGACACGGAAGAGGGCAGGATGACTACCACAACCACTACTGGCACGAACCAGAACGGGAAGATCGCCGGGAAGGTCACCGGCAAGGAGACCGTCCGCATCATGGACGTGACACCGGCTCAAGCCCAGAAGTGGTTGGAGGGGAACGTGGACAACCGTGACCTGCGGGAGACCCGTGTCCTCCAGTACGCCCAGATACTCCAGCGTGGGGAGTGGGAACTGACCGGGGATGCCATCGTCTTCGATGAGAACGGCACCCTGCTCAACGGCCAGCACCGGCTCTCGGCCGTGGTGGTGGCGGGCATACCTGCTCGCTTCATCGTCCTGCGGGGGGTACCCGCCAAAGCGCAGGAGGTCATGGACACCGGCCTGGCTCGGTCCCTGGGCGACCAGCTAAAGCGCCGGGGCGTGCCCTACTACACCTACGTGGCGGGCGCCCTGGTCTGGCTGCACCGCATGGAGTACGCCGAGATGACCGGCGTGGCCCACTATGGGGAGCCCTCCCAGCGGCCCACCTTCCGCCAGTTGCTGGCCCTGTACGAGCGCAACAGCAACCTGCCGGATCAGGCTTCCAGGATCACCAAGCACGTCAACAGCCTGAAGGTCAGGGCCGGGTCCACCCTCGCCATCTATCACCGGCTGCTTCAGATCGATGACCCGAACATCGCTCAGGAGGTCAGCATCTTCTTCCAGTCCTGGCTGGACGGCACTGACCTGAGGGCCGACAATCCCATCTGGCGGCTGCGGGAGTGGTGTCTGGAGGACGCCGCTACCCGCCACACCCGGGGCCGTGCCCCGGACTACCGCTACGTGGCCTACGTGCTCACGGCCTGGAATAAATGGCGCCAGGGTGAGTCGGTACGCCAGTTGAAGTGGACGTACACCCCCACCAACCGGATGGCCTGGCCGGTGCCGGAGTGAAGCGGGATGCGAGGGTGGTCGGGACTAGGGGCAAGCACACCTCGGCCGTGCTGCTCAGTCCCCACCAGGCCCCGGTGGACGCCAACGAGCGGGTTGTGGCGGAACGGGAGATGATCCACCAGTCCATGCTGGACCATGAGCAGAGCAACCCTATCCCCCAGAGCGTGCTGGAGACCTCGCTCCAGCCCGCTGACGTCGTCCACATCCGCCACCAGATGGTGGAGTGGTGGTCAGAGCCGGGTGTCTGGCAGCGCCGCTTCGCCGGTCAGGGTCGGCGCCCCATTCAGGATGATGGCGGGGCGCCCAGCGTGGTGGACGATGAGGCAGCGCGTGTCTGGATGGAGGGTGCCTTCCGCCAGGCTGAGTTGTTCTGGGTCTCGACCGAGATGACCCAGGTGATCAAGGCCATGTACCCCACCATCCCGGACTGTATCCCGGAGCCTCCCTGTCCGACCGGGTTCGTCGTCTTCGCCCGCTCTATCCCCGGCCTGGATGCCGAGTCGGGGGGCGAGATCTACACCACCGCCTACCTGTGGTGCCCCGTCGAGACCCTGATCGGTACCTGTTGGGGGATCGAGACCTTCGCCTGGCGTGACCTGATCCACACCTGGCGGGCGATGGACATGGAGGAGCGGAATGCGTTTCGGACTGCCATGCCGTTGCGGTTACATCCCACCGGGGGGATGGAGTGGCCGATGGACAGTCAGACGTCAGACTTCACCAAGTTACCTGCCAGTAACCCTCAGATGGAAGCCTCGATGGTGGAGGACCGCCGGGTACTCGCTACCTTCTGGGCGCTGTGCTCCCAGCGGATCGCCCTGGAGGAAAGCTGGAGCCCGGATCGCAACATCCGACGCCGGGCACAGCGCGAGGGGTGGAAGTCCATCCCCCAGGTACGGGTGATCCGGCTGCGGGAGCCGACTGCCCGGACTGAGCACGAGGGTGACAGCCATGAGGTGGAGTGGTCCCATCGGTGGATCGTGGGAGCACACTGGCGAAACCAGTGGTACCCGGGCTCTGGTGAGCATCGCCCTAAGCTCATAGAGAGCTACCAGAAGGGACCGGCCGACAAGCCCCTGGTGGTCCGAGAGACGGTGAGAGCACTGGTGCGATGAAGGAGATGACGTGGGGTTACGACAAGTACGTCCACGTTGAGGTCGTCCCCAAACCAGCGCCCGTCAAGTGGCGTTGGCGCATCGGCCCAGTCACTGAGAAGCTGCACCAACCAGAACCGGGAACACTGGGTCTACCCCCCACAGGAAACGAGGATGCCACCGTGCAACTGACCGCCGACCAGCAGGTAGGGCTCTCCATCACCGGGGAGGACGCCTACGGCAACCCGGTGACCATCACCGGCAATACCTCCTGGTCGTCCTCCGACCAGACCATCGTCACCGTGACCATGACCGACTCGTCCCACGCCACCGCAGTGGCTGTCGGCCCGGTGGGCTCAGCGGCCGTGACCGTCAGCAACGACGTCAACTCCGACGGCACGGGCGACTACATCGGCTCGCTGGCAATCGACGTGGTGGCCGGGGTCATGGCCGACATCGCCGTCGTGGCCGGTACGCCGGAAGCCAAGCCTTGAACGCCGAGTGGCGTGAAGATCTCGGAGCTTCAAGTTGAGTTAGAGGCCATCAAGGTCGCCCACGGTGACCTGGAGGTGGTGGACAGCTATGGCATCCCCCTCTCCTCCCCAGAGGAGGTGGAGGGCGACTGCGTCCTGGCCGACACGGCCTAGGAGCGTACAGTGGCCTTGTCGTAAACGAGTCAGGAGCGCTGATGGCGAAGATCTCAGCAGTGCAGTGTGATCTCAAGTCCTGTGGGAAGCTCGACTCACCCACTGATGGTGCCGAGATCCCGTATGGGTGGCTGTTGGTCGACTACTACCAGGAGGGTGAGGGCAGCCTGGAGGGGCGGGTCTTCTGCTCCTGGAAGTGTGCGTCCGGGTGGGCAGGCGAGCTTGTCGCCGGTACCCCGAGGCGTAAGCGGCGTACCCGGGCTGAGATGGCGGCGGATAGAGCACGAGCGGCGGCCAGGACCGGCGACAGTGCCACTCAGTAACCTCCCCGGTCCTTGGCGGTGGGAGGACCGTGGCGAGCGGGGCTGGTGGCGCATCCATGACGAGCTAAGGATCGTGGATGGCCCGCACCCAGGACCGCCACCAGAAGAGCCGGATGCTGAGGGCATCTGGACCTACCACAGGTTCACGCCCGATGCCGAAGGAGCCCGCTGTCTATGCGGGCATTCCCAAGATCATCCGTCACACGCATCACACGGGACAGAGGACATCCCTGACAGCCTGGACGAGGTCATGCCCGTGCTTGAACTGGGTGGCACCATCGGACGCCGGGCCACGGTGGAGTGCCAGCAGGGTCAGCACGATCTGTGTCGCATGGAGATCAGTGTGATGGAGCACTGTGACTGCCGGTGTCATGAGTCGTGAGGAGACCTTCGACTCGATCTGTGTGCTCCTGGAGGAGTACGCCAGCAGCAGCTTGGAGATCATCACTGAGCACCTCCTCGACTACCTGGAGATCACGGGCGAGGATCTACTCGATCACCTGGAGCCGCCCCTAGGACTTCGGCGCTGGCTGGACTCCCATGGCCTCTCCCTGGTGGTGACCCGTGAGGTCACCCCTCCGGTGGTCTGGGACGCCATCGCCGGAGAGGACGAGGAGCCGGTGGAGGGAATCCTGGAAGGGGAGCCAGGGGACCTGCCCCCCCTCCAGGTGGGGGGGTACGTAGAATATCGCACCGCTCCGGCCGGTCCTCATGGTGCGAGCCAAGTTGGCTCAGGATTCATCTCAGAGATAGGTGATGGCTATCTCATGGTGGACGTGATTGGCAGTCCCCTGGTCTACCTGGACACCAGCACCGACTTCATTCGCGTTGTTTCGCCCTGACGAACCGCTGTAGCTCTTCCATGGTGAACATGGAGCGGCTGCCCAGCTTGACCGGGTGTAGCTCCTCGGTCTGGACGTAGCGGTAGAGCGTGGACGTGCTGATTCCGCCCAGGATCCGGGCTGCGGCCTCAGCGCTGTACAGCAGTGGCTCGGGCTCCTCGGGCTGATCCTCAGGTTCTTCAGGTTCTTCATCAGCCCTGACCAGCCTGCGGGGCATCAGCCGCGAACGAGACGGCGACGAGCGGCTGGCTCTGGCTCGTCCTCCATCGGCTTCTCTGGCTCGACGTTGAAGGCGAAGCCTTCAGCAGCGGTGGAGAACTTGGTCAGCCACTCATCCAGGCCCGTCATGAAGCGGGTGCCGAAGTTATCCAGGATGTCTCCCAGACCGTTCAGGAAGTCGGTAGTGGCGTCGGAATCCACGGTGAGGGCAGCAACCGCCTGTGATTCCGCTGGACCGGCAGTGACCGTTTCAGGGGTGCCCTGAGCCTCCAGGATGGCCGTGATCATGTGCTCGCGGGCCTTGCGGGGAGGTAGGCCCATGCCTACGGCAATCGCCTTGACATCGGAGTGGGGCATCTTCATCAGTTGGGCACGGTGGTAGACCATGACGGCCTCAGGCTCGTCTTCCTCAGGCTCTTCGGTCTCTTCCTCAGGTTCTTCGGGCTCCTCTTCCTTCTCCTCTTCCTCCTGAAGGACGCGCCCCTCCTGATCCACCAGGGGGGCCAGACCGTTGGTCAGATCGAGCACATCGATCTCAGCGTCATTGAACCGGCCACAGATCCCCAGCAACTCCTGGTCCCGCTTCTCATCCCAGAGGACGAACAGGACCGACTTGGATGCGTCGACCAGTATCTGCTCCATCTGGGTCCAGATGTCGGTGACCACATGGGTGTGGGCCGCACCGTCGATGGCCTCCTGGAAGGGGCGGCGGCTTTTGTCCTCGGGGTTGGTGATCGCCTCGTAGGTGATGCTGGACCTTCTCGCCATGGTGGCGAGGAGGGCCAAGGTGTCTGAGAACTCGCTCTCGGTGACGGGGAAGACGAACTTGACGGACTCGTCTGGCTTGACCGACTCGTTGATGTACTGCTCGATGAGGCCGATGGCTGCATCGGCCTCCATCTCGCCAGTACCCAGGAACCCGATGGTGATCCCGGCTTGGCTGACTCGTGGCATGCGCTGCCTCCTGCTGCTTGGGGCGTTCGGTTGGTGGCCCATTGTGTGTGGCCCCAGGCGGCTGCTGCACCCTGGTGGACGATCTTCTCCCCTGCAAAAAGTCGAAACCCTCCCCGCCGGGAGGGGGGAGGGTTTCTGACTACCGCTCACTCCGGCTGGAAGGAGGGAGACGTCCTGGAACATAACAGCGGGGTACTACGAGCGCAAGCACCTATCTCCTGGGCCTCCTCCCCAGTACCTCAGCGACGAGCCGGTCCCGGTGGTGCCGTAGGAAGGTGTCCAGGGCGTGGATCAGCATGGCGACACCTGATGCGCCCACCGCCACCAGTACACGGGTGTCCCACGAGTGGCGCACGATCAGCAGCGCCAGGCCCCCACAGACAAGCAAGTTGACGGCGGCTTTCCACCAGGCAGTCTGATGCAGGCCCAGGCGGGTCGCCACCTCCTTCCATAGCTCGGTGAGCCGGGTGGACCCGAACCCGATCAGCAGGGCGTAGCCCAGGTCTACGGCCACAGGGTGGGGTCGAGCGGGGGGGTGACGGCTGATGAGGCGTAGGTGATGGTGTACGTGCTGCCCATGGGCAGCCAACGGTACAACTGCTCGTTGAGCCGGGCGACCCTGGGGGTGCGGCGCCGGTAAATGTAGCTGGCGTTGGTGACCGGATCGGGGAGAAAATCACCGCTGGTTGAGGAAAAAGACGTGGCGTCCATGTAGGGCGACAGAGCCAGGTCGGGCGACAGCATGGCCGAGTTCACCAGGAACTGGGCGTTCTGAGCCGCCGGGAACCGCACGAAGGGGTACACCAGGGTGGGCAGGATGCCGGTGGGGGGATTGGCCTGGGCAGGTGGCTCGCCCAGGTAGTAGCTGGTGGGGTCGGAGGGATTCGGCATGCTGTAGCGCTGGTAGGTGTCAGTCAGCATGACCGGGTAGGTATTTTCAACCCAGGTGCCGTCCGGGTAGTACCAGCGCAGACCCAGGAGCATCTGGGCGTTGGAGGGATCCTGGACGGTGACGTACTGGGCGTAGACGCTGAAGTTGAAGGGCTGACCGGCCGCCACGTTGTAGGCGCTCAGATTGCCGTAGTTGGGCGGCTGCGCCGTGAGGGCGAACCACACGCCGTTGACGAAGGAGCTACCCACACCGAAGAAGCTCTGGTTGGTCATGAACCAGCCGTAGGTCGGGTCGGTCCAGTTCCTCGGGCTGGTGCCAGTCGAGGCCCCGAAATACCAGTCGTTGGTGTGTCCATCGGTGTACGCCGGGGGAGGAGTGGGCCTGCTCCCGGCGAACCAGCCGTAGGGGGTGGGAGGCGGTGGTGACCATACGACTGTCTTGCCCCACCAGATGGTGGCATTGGGATTAGTGGCGTTGATCTGGAGGGCAGCGGTGCCATTCACCGGGGTGAGGGCCGGGGGATCCTCGATGCTGGCGTACCGGATCGACATGTTGCAGGAGAGTGGAGGCGCCACCAGCCGAAACGACATGCCGTCGATGTAGTGGATTTCACCGGCAGCGGGCCCGGAAACGTAGGGCGCTAGCTGTGCGTAGCGAGCGTTAGCCGGGGCGGGGCCAGCGACGTTGGTGATTGTGGTCCATCCGGTGGTGGTGTCGGAAACAGCAGTCCCGTTGTTATTGGTAAGCAGGGTGCCGGAGCCGTCCAGCCATTGGATGATGGCGTAGCAGAGTCGACTGGTTGTTGTCGCCCGGAAGTTCACCGTAAACGTGTATGACATACCCGGCGTGATAGCGATACCTGCCGTGCCGAATGGCGAGTTCAACACGTCCATGTCAGCAGCAGTGAGGGCGGTCAGCGCTAGTGAATGGGTACCGACGAACGCCTGATTGGTTGAGTTGGTAAGGGTGGCGTTGGTGTAGTTCACCCACCCAGTGGTCGTGCCGTCCTCAAGCGAGGACTGTTGGGGAGTGAGCAGTTCATGACTGATCGGTGCCTTGGGATCCTGGGCGTTGCTCAGGCCGTCGAAGCCGATGCCCACGTTGGTCGGAGGAGGGTTGGGGTTGGGCCGGGCGAAGGTGGTGACCGTGTTGGACAGCAGGTTGGACGACTGGGGCTGGAGCAGGATCTTGACGTCACGGGGGTAGTCGTAGGCCGGGGTGTCGACGCCGATCTGGGCCGGGGTGCAGGGCCACAGCCCGCACAGGGTGACGTAGTGGGCCTCGTTGGCGCCCGCTCCGGCGATGCGGATCTGGGGGTAGAGCGTGTAGTACGACGCAGGCCCGGTGGGAGCGGCCGCACCGGGCACCGAGTTCGGGTACGGGTTGATCGTGCCCGTGATCGTCATCTGGGTCCACTGGCCTGCGGTCTCGGTGAAGCTCTGCTCGGGCAGCACGTTCACCCTGGCGCCACTGCCGACGTCGCCCCAGACCGAGAGCCAGACGGTGCGAGCCAATGAGGACCAGACCTGGATCCGCCAGGTGATGTGGCCCTGACCATCGACCTGGGACATGAAGTCGGTGATCGGGATACCGCCCGTGGTCACGCTGTAATCCCCGGCCCCGGTGGCCTGGATTCGCATGCCGGAGTTGTTGTAGACGGGCTGGAGACTGAGGGGTAAGCCGCCCGGGTACGTCGTCAGCGGGTTGGTCATGCTGCCGACCGTCATCAGGTTGGGGATCCAGGTGAGAGCGATGCCCGTTGCCTGCCCGCCCAGGGCCGGGAAAATTGGCCCCAGCACCCCGGTGTAGGCGTTGGGGATCCGGGGAGGCCAGACCTGCCAGGTGCCGATGGCGTCATACATGATGCCGTCATCCAGGCACAGGAGGCAGTTGTAGCCGTGGTGGACAAGTTGGGTGGTCGGGTAGCTGGTCAGGATCGAGACTGTCTCGGTGATGCCTCGGGGTGACCCCTTCTGCTTGTAGAGATGGACGGCGCTCTGCACCAGTTGTCGCTCCTGCTGCATGCCCACTTCAGGCTCGTGAGGCAGCCCCAGTTGTTGGGCCATGAGCGGGAGCAGTGCACCGGAGCAGTTCTGGGCGTCGCTGATACTCATCAGTGACTCAAGCTCGGTGCGGATGAAGTCCACCTGGAAGCCGATTAGCTGGAGGTAGCGCTGGAGCGGTGGGTTGGGACTCTCCACCGGCCATGGGTTGTAGGGGTCTACCAGCACGATGTCGGCGTCCCGGTAGGCCATCGGGAGCAGGTTGTAGAGCCGCCAGCCGTAACCCCAGTTGAACGGCACCAGGGCGATGAGATCGGTGCAGCGGATCCACAGGCTGTTGGCCTGGGACCAGCCGAACATGGTGTAGTAGATGAAGCCACCAGCCAGACCGATGTCGGTGACCGAGGTCAGGAAGCCGGTCGGGATGGCGTCGTTGGTGTTGGTGGTGGCGTAGTTGCTCTCCACGAAGACCTGAGCGCCATCGTTCTCATCCTGAGGCAGGTTATTACCGTTGCGGACCAGTCGTAACTGGGTGCAGTCCGCTGACACCGGGTTGTGCCAGGTCAGGTGCAGGCTGGAGTAGCTGATGGGCATCGACTCAAACGGCGCCACCGAGAAGTCGGGGCGCACCAGGGCTGGATCACGCCCGAACTTGCCGACGCCATAAAAATCGATGCCATAGACCGCCGTATTACCACCCCCGATTTTTACAAGACGATAGCATTACGTCTAAACACCTAGGCACATCCAGGTCATCGCCACCAGCGCTCGCCGGTCCACCACGACGTCCTCGATGAACTGGACCAAGGCCCCCCTGGTGCTCAAGCCCAGGAGGATCAACTGGTCCTCCTCATACTGGTACTTGTAGCCGTAGAAGTATGAGGTACCGGGAAAGGGCATCTTCATGTAGACGAAACTCTGCACGCCAGAAAACGCTGCGGGGCCGAAGTCGATGAAAACGATGCCGTTTTCGTCGGTGTACCCGGTGTACCACCCCCCGGCCATCTTCCATCGCCCTGGGGTTGGCCCTAGGACAGGAGAATAGGTGAAGGGAGTGTTCGGAGGGTACGGAGGTGACGGAAGGATGCCAGTCAGGGCCTGCTGTAAGTCTGACTGGATGATGTTCTGGACCTGCTGCCAGGTCAAGCCAGCGTTCTTGGCCTGAGCCAGGTTGATGAGATCGCCCCCATGCACCGCCCCAGGAGCGGTGACCGGGGCGGTGAAGGGTCTTGCTCCGTTCCTCAGCATGTACTGGGGATGATCGTCGGTGCTCCTGGCACTGGTCTGTTGGTGAGGATGGCTGTGCGAGGGCGGCGGCAGGGGGTTGACGGCGTTGCGGGCATCGATGTGACCAGGGGATAGATTGCTGCTCAGCCAAGAGATCGACAGCCCGATGTTGGGCTGCCCCGGCACCAGGAACGGCTGTGCCCCGAGGGTCTGCTCCAGGGACACGATCTCGGTCTCCAGGTCACGGGTGACCGCAGCGGCATCGAGGGTGAGGTCGGTCGTTGTACCCCCGCTGGTTATGGTGTGCGTCTGGCCGTCCTGGTTGATGTAGGTGACGAAGTCGCGTATGGCCTGGGGATAGCGCTGGGTGACATCTACGGGCGGTGGTGTGGGCATCAGTTCCCCATACTGATCCAGGAGAAGGTTACCCACTGATATGGCTGCCAGGAGTAGTCGTGGGAGAACTGGACCACGGCCCCGTTTGCCGCCACAGCTACCAGCGTCAACTGGGCCTCGATCCAGTTGTAGGGCGGGCCTCCCCCCTGAGGCGGCAGCTTGGTGCAGGTGATGGCCTGTACGCAGTGTCCGTACGGGGGACTGAACCAGAATGAGATCCTGCCAGCCCCATCAGTGAGGCCAGATCGAACGCCGCCCTGAATAATCCAGGCTGGAGAAGATGCTGTTCCTAGCAGCGGAGCGCCTCCTGCGGCTCCGGCCATGAGGTTGCCCAGTGCAGCCTGTACAGCAGCGTTCACCTGGGCGCCGTTCTGGTACCCGAAGCTCTGAAGCTGGCTGAGGGGCACAAGGTCGGCTGGCGCCGCCCCGGCTACCCCACCGACCGGTCCGGTGAAGCCCGGCTGTCCGGCGGTCAGGATGTACTGGGGATGGTCGTTGCCCTGGGTGTCGTCCAGCAGATTCCGGTGGGCATGGGTGTGGTTGCTCGGAGCTTTGTTGTTGTAGAGATCCTGGATAGCGCCGCCGACACTTGTGTAGGGAGTGTTCTGGAACGGGTTGACCCCGACCATCCTTTCCAGTTGCTGGATCTCGTCGTGGCACTCGTTGATCGAAATGGCCCAAATGATGTCGGTGTAGTTGTGGAAGACCTGAAAAATCTTGATGGCGTTCGGGTAGACCCCAGTCATTAGTAAATAACACCACCAGACGCATTGACGGTGACGGCGTTCGCCTGAGGGATCTCGTAGACCGCACACTGGATGTCGGCGCAGGTCTGTGGAGTCACCTCATCGCGACAGAGCACCGTGACGTTGACCCAGTCCACTCCTTCCACCTCCATGAGTGCGTGATAGATGCTGGACAGTGTGACCCGCCAGCCGAAGTCCACCACTGAGAACAGCAGCAGGTTCTGAATCGCTGCTTGGGCCGCAGCCTGGATGGTGGACTGGTGGTACTGGGGTAGGACTTGGATCGTGGCCGCGACGTCTACCGGTACGTACCCGGTCTGGAGCACCCCGTTCCTGTTGTACTGAGGTGGGATGATGTTGATCGAGACGCCCACCATCTTCTTGTCGTCCATGTAGCCGGTGTAGTTGGAGTTGGTGATCGAAGGGATCAGCGCCGCCACCCTATTGCCCAGAGCGGTGGCGTTGGGGATGAAATCCCCGGTGGGGTGGATGTAGATGTTGACGGCGTTGAAGGCCGTCGAGAGCGTGGAGGCCTTGGCGATGCTGGCGTTGTTCAGGACCAGGGCGGCGTAGTCGTCCAGGGTCACGGCCCGGTTGATGGCCGTGATCGACATCGGAGCGTGGATGCGGATGTGATCGATGGACTCGGCATCGGCACCGCCCGTCGCCGGTACCGTGTTCGTCACGCTGGTGACACTCGCTGAAGTCAGCGTCCCCGAAGTTCCTGCCCCCAACTGAGTGAGTGAGCCAACCGATACGTTCCCGATGGCCCCGCCACCGATGAGATAACTCGCCGTGATGAAGCCGCCCGGAGCCGGAATACGCCCAGCGATGTTGTCCCCGAAGTTCACGGTGACCACACTGTTGGCGTCCACTGACAGGCTGTAGGCCGCTTCCGAGGCGAAGGCGTCGACCAGACGGGGGTGGTAGATCCACTTCGTCGGACCGCCGCCTTCATCGACGTAGATGTCCACACTGCCGTCCACCACAGGCGTGTTGAACAGCGTGTACTGCTGGTTCTGGGTGCCGTCTGAGATGCCGATGCCTTCGCCCAGGCTGGAGACTCCCTGGATGGCAGAGACTTGGCCGCTGTACTGGTAGGCAGGGGTGGGTGCAGCGGTGACGGGTGTCCCCGGCGTCAGTGCCGTGGTCGAGTAGTAGATGAGGATGGCCGTCCCGCTACCAGGGATGGCACCGGGGCTGGCTGTGGTGCCGCCGCCGAACAGCACGGTGTTGCCATTGATCACCGTGTACATGGTGGCGGTCGCGGCCTGACCGACGAAGCTGTTGCCGGGAGCCAGGGTCCACTGGGTGCCGCCCACGACCACGATGGAGTTGGCTCCCCCGGCATAGATGTAGGTGGGCCATAGCTGGGTGGGATCCTGGAGCACGTACTGCTGTGATGCCAGCCCGGTGCCGGTGGCGTTCAAGGTGCTGTAGATGCCGTCCCCGTAAATCCACAGGTCCTGGCTGGTCTGAAAGATCACGGTGTCGTTACCCGCCAGGGTGGTGGAGACCTCGGTGCCTGGTGGGATCTCAACGGGCTGCGGGCACGGTTGGCCGACAGTGAAGAGGAGATTGGTCGTCGCCGCCACGTTGCCATAGGGCGTGTAGTCCAGTAGCGCCGCCAGGTTGAGCACCGACTGGCGCTGCTGAGCGGTGGCGATGAACGCCTCGTTGGCGATCCGGTCGGAGTAGTAGTTGAGGATGTCGCCCACGTAGGCGAACAGTTCCAGCAGCACGATCCCGAAGTCACCAGGGGAGCGGTCGGTCCACTCTGGCAGATAGCTCGGGATCAGCATGAGCATGTCGTTGATGAGCGAGGAATAGTCTCGACTCGTGTAGTCGATGGGCGGAACGACGACGTTGGTGGGTATGACGTCAGCGATTGTGCCCAGGGAGACCGGTGCGATGCTCATGCTTGAATCTCTATTCCAGAACCATTCAGGTTGATGGCGGTGGTGTACACGCTTGGCGCGTTGCCCACCGTGAAGTGGATGATGAGGTTCATGATCCCGGCATACATGGGCACCTGGGTGAACTGGACGTCGATCACCTTGATGCTGGGCTCGTAGACGGCGAGTCCCAAGTTGATGGTGGTGACTATGTTGGCTTCCACCACCGGGTTGTCGTTCTCCCAGACCATGGTGAAGATGCCCACACCATAGCCGGGACGCATGACTCTCTCGCCCGGGTTGGTGAGCAGGAGGGCCAGGATGTGGTTCGTCGCCCACCGCACTGGGTCAGTGTCGAAGGCGACCGCACCCGTGGCGTCGATGTTGAACGGCTGCGCCATCTCCCAGTTCATGGGGAACTGGCGGAAGTTGGCGGGGACGATGAAGCTCATGCGCCCAATGCCCACCACTCGTAGCCAATGGCGGTACTGGCGACGGCTGCGCCATTGGTGGTGTTGACGAGGGTCACACCTACACCCGTCAGACCATAGGTGCCCGCTCCACCCCACTCCAGGATCCACGGCCGGATCCCACCGCCGAAGGTCGGCTCAATATGGAAGTAGGCGAGGCAGTGCGGGAAGGCAACGGGGAAGGTGAGGTTGAAGATACCACCGGTATTGGTTATCTGCTGTCCTGCACCTAACTTCCAGAGCATCGAAGGATTCACAGGGAGCGCTCCAGCCAACAGACTGGAAACCTGGATTTGTAGGTTGGTATTCGGAGGGGCGAACTGCCGGATGTCGGTGCCAGTCGTGCCGCCTGCCACCTGCATGATCGGGATCTCGTAGATGCCGGTGACGCCTGCCTGGCTCGGCACCGTCTGGTTGGGGACGAACAGGTACTGGATGGTCCGACCGGTCGGGTCCATACGGCCGACGACCATTCCGTTGCCACTGACACCCACCGTCTTGGCTACGGTGTTCTCGCCGTAGAACCCGTCGATCCACATCGCCCCGGTACCGATGGTCACCACGCCAGCGGCCAGACTGGGGATGCACTGGTTCAAGTAGCCGGGCACGACACCGGATCCGTAGAAGTTGCGGGCCATGCGGCGCCAGCGGTCGGGCGTGGCCCCAGCCCCGGGACCGGTGTCGAATGGGAAGTAGTTGTCTGTCAGGCTCATGACTCAGCTTCCTACGCTATCGGTGGTGGGCTGACCATCATCAAGGTGAATGACAGTGCGGTCACCGTCAGCAGCGGTCCTGGTCCCGCCGTGACTCGCCATCCCACGGTCTTCTTTCCCTGGGTGACGGGGATCTGACCAGAGACACTGACCGGTACTGCGGTGGGGGCTCCGGCCGGTCCTCCTGCCGGTCTGGCGGGAGTGATCGTCGGGGTTAGCTGCTGGTCGCCCAGGGTGTACTGGTACGTCAGCCCGCAGGTGGCCGATTGGGCCACGCTAGAGTCGCTGAAGGTGACCAGCAGTTCGCCTCTCAGGATCGCCTGCCCCACGTAGGGGAGCCGGGGCGTGCTGGGGAAATTGATCTGCTGTGTCGCACTGGGGTTCACCGTGGTGGTCGCAGGGCCAGCGCCCCACCAGGCCAGAGGGGCAGAGGGACCGACCAGGGTGCGTAGGTCGATCAATGACCCGGAACTCACCAGCCACAGCGGGATCTCCCAGGTGTTGGCCGATTGCTCGTAGTTGGAGGCGGGGGTGGGGCCGTAGTCGACAACCGTGTCTCGGTAGGCGATGGAGCATACCTCGTTGACCTGATCGACCCGGGCGACAATCGTTCCGCTGGTGCCCAGCCCAATGATCGTCTGAGGATTCAGTAGCTCGGCGTAGTAGCCATGGATAAAAACCGCACCGGGTTGGATGGTCGTCTGATTACCGGATATAGCTGTGGCGTAAAGCTGGCTAGCGGTTGGTGTGGCACCGGAGGGCCAGTTCGCCAGCACCCCGTCTGAGCACCACAGCTTCGCCATCTTCCGCCAGCGGGTGGCGTTGGCAGATGCACCGAAGCCAGGGTCGAACGGAAAATACTCGTCAAAGTTACCCAAGTGTCTCTACCAGTGCTCGTACTCGTGAGGATCCTGCATGCCGAACTGACCCTCGATGGATTTGGGATTGACTCCTGGGTTCTTGGTGTTGTGCCGTGACCGGAGGTAGTCAGTCATGTGGGACGGCATCTGGGGCATCCCCAGCATGTGACGTGTGGCTGCTCCGAATCCTGCATGGCGATAATATTGCGCCTCGCCGTACGCCTGCACGCCCTTTCTGACGATGTTCATGAGGTTGGGATCCCTAGAAGGATTCCTGAGAGCGGCCTGGATGCCGACCTTGTTGAACTGCTGACCGCTCACGTTCTTAGGGTTGTAGTATTTGCCGAAGCCTGACAGTGAGAAGGTGGTACCCACCTTCGGACCGCCTTGGCCGGTCTGCGGTGTCGGCCCAGTTATGGGCTGGGACGGGTCACTACCACCAAAACCCGTGTTCGGTTCTGAGTCACCGCCCTCTGGATCTCCCCAACTACCACGTACCTTCACTGCTCACCTCCAAGGTGGGGCCAGCTTGCGAAGCTGGGTCGTGCGTCCGATGCCAGGCTCGGCACCCATCATGGTCTGCTCCTTCATGCTCAACTGGGGGACAAGGTCGAGCCGGGGGGCGTTGCGGGGGCTCAGCACCATGGTGTCGAAGGGCATGGCCTCGCGGCCCTGGCGCACGATCCCGGCCGTGGGCTGTAGCTGTCCCGGCCAGTAGTAGTCGCTCTGGTCGATCTGCTCACCCTTGTGGACGCCCCGGACGTAGGACCGCTGGTTCGCCCTGGCCTTGAGGCTGTCGAGGAGCCTGTCGCCTCTACGAGTATTTATAGTCCCGAGGTACCCGTCAAGCTAAGGCCATGAGGCTTCTGGGGTTTGGTTGTACATCGACCGTCTCGCATCTAGTGCATCACGAAAATACGGTCCCATCCCACCACCCCCTCCGACAGTATTTGCGTTACCTGGCGCTCCCATGTTAAACGGAGGCAGATACTGAAACGGAGTAAAAGTTCCTCTAGGCATAGGGCATCACCCCCCTCCCACACGAACGAGGCGACGTTTGCGACGCCGGTTGACGGTGCGGATCCTGTGACAGTTGGCGCAGACCACGTCACACTTCTCGACTTCAGCCTGGAGGGCTACCCAACCCAACTGAGTCCCTCTCTTGATGTCCCTGACCTTGACGGTACCGGGCAGATGGTCGAAGTCGAGGGCAGCGGGATGAGCGTTGTAGCCGCAGTCAGCGCATCCCCTGGAGAGCTTGTACTCGTCCACCCACTGGTTCTTGAAAGCGGTGGTGATACCAGGCGTCTTGGCCGCAGTCTTGGTGACGAGGGGGTCGCCATGACGTCGCCAGCGACTGTAGTGGGCTTGGCAGTACCCACGGTGGAATGCTTTCTTCGGGCAGTCTGTGATCAAGCAGGGGCCATCGTTCACTCCCTGCCCAAGGGGGACCGGTGGACGGCCCATTACCCGAGGACAGACGTAGCATCGAAGAAGCCACGCACCTCGTCCGACCTTGAGTGAGCCACGGGCATCAGTTGGCCCAGAAAATGAGGGTTCTGAGGATCCCTGATCTCAGAGTCCTTTTCGCTGACCACCATGTTGTAGGTGGGGCCGTGGGGCTCCTTGTTGACGTGGTCAGCGAACTCGTAGCCGCCCCCGTCAGCCACCGTACGCCCCAGCCTGGCCCTGGCCGAAGGAGGCCTGCCGCCCCGGTGTCGAGGGCACGACTCTGCCCTGGGCCTGGGTGGGGACCGGGGACTCCTGGGGCACCTTCATGCTGGGTGAGACCGTGAGGCGGGCTCCGGCCGACTCACCCTCCGACAGCCGTCCCCGGCCGGGATGGGGCTCGGGCTGAACCCCGGCGCTCACCCCGCTGGCGAAGGCGGTGTTGTCGCCCAGGGGAGGGCCTCCCCTGCCGTAGCTGCTAGTACCCGTTCCATAGGTGTCGGGGACACCCTTGCGATGACCTTGCTTGCCCAAGTACCTACCTCCTGCGAAGGGAACCTCTGCGATACCACCGGCCTCAGATTCGCCCGCAGCCAGGGCAGCTTCGCCCCCAGGAGAGGCGGCATAGGGGGTCTGCCAGGCACCGGCCTCAGCCTGACCAAGGTGACTGGGGGCGGCGCCCATACGGCGCCTGATGGCGTGTCCAACGACTCTCTGATCAGCCATAGCTGCAAGCCTAGGGCTGGGCTACTTCCCCACCCTGACCAACCGCCGCTGGGGGATGGGAATCCACTCGGTACGGCCGTCCAGGGCGTCCACCACGCTCTGCTGGAACTGGGTCATCTCGGGCCTGGCGCTCACCGCATGGGCGATACGGGCCAGCACGTACGCCTCAGCAATATTCATGTCGTTGAAGTCCACGCCCCAGCGCTTGAATATTTCCTTGGGCAGCATCTCCTTCTTGGTGTTGCCGTTGCCTGAGGCGAACTTCTTGAGTTGTTGGGGCGCCACCAGGACCGGGAAGGCTCGTCGGTCATCGCTGGCGAAGTGGGCCAGGATGGTGAGCTTGATGGCCGCCCCTACCTCCCCGGAGTTGTGCTGGCCGTACTTCTCGGCCATGGAGTACGCCTCCATGGCGATCATCTTGATCTCGTCCAGCTTGTTTAGCTCGTCGTTGATGCCCACCATGAGCCGCCTGAGCCGCATGACGCCGGTTGGCATCGCCCCCTTGGGCTTCCAGGTGGTGATCAGGCCCCTGGTGGGGGACCACGCCACCAGGGCACAGTTCTTGGTGCCGGGATCGATGCCCACGTAGATGTCCGTCACGTCTTGCCCCACTGTTTCCGCATCTCGGTGGTGGCCTTCGGCTCGGGCGGGGCCTTCTTGGCAGTCCTACGGTGGGCGGGCAGGTAGCCCTGGTACAGCCGCTCCCCACACTCGCAGTACACGCATCGGCCTATCTGCTCCCAGGTGTGGGGTTCATGGGCAGTCAGCAGGTCATCCAGGGCTTTGAGAGCCTTCTCCACTATGTACCTGTCAAGTTCACTCATGGAGGTTGCGGGCGATGTGGGCGTGAACCCAAAACGTGCATTCCTCCAGTGCAGTGAACGCTAGAGCCTTCTCCCGGGTGTCGCCGCCTGGTAGCTCGTTGATGTGATCAGCGTACCAGCGTTCGTGGGTGCGCCACTCCTCATGGAGGGCACGGGTGGCCTCGTCTGGTGCATAGTAGGTAAATCGGCGTTCAAGTTCCTCGCTGGTTGGCATTTTCTATCCTCTCGATCTCTCGGTTGACGTACCACGCTGCCTTCCTCAGATCCTCCACGGGATCGGCGCCTTCCTTCTGACCGGCCCGCCACAGGTACTTGATGGCGTTGCCGACGTTGAAGTTGTACCACTCGGTGATGGTGATGCACTCGACCCCGGAGGGATGGTGGCCGTAGTGGGGCGGGTGGTTCACGAGATCTGGTTTGTAGGTGTCTCGCTCCCGGTCGGCCTGGGTGATGAAGGGGGTTCCGATGTTCTGATTGAATGGGGTTCCGATGTTCTGACCGGCCCGAAGTACGAAGCCTGGCTGAGAGTGGGCCAAGGCGGCGTCGAACTCCTCGTTGGTCATGTCGGTGTCATCGGTGGTCATGACGCCTCCCTGCTCAACTGACGAACGGCCCAGTCGAGGTCGCTGAGTGCCTTGAGCAGGGTCGTGGTGCCGTTCATGAAGTGTCCGTTGCTGACCAGGTGCTGAACCTGGTCGTTGGCCCCCATCACGTCGTTGATGGCCTCTTGCAGGGACTCGGTCACAGGAACCCGTCCATCCTGCGGGGTGCGTCTGGCTGTCGAAGCTCCCATGGTGGGGTTGGGACTTTGACGTGCGGCAGCTTCAGGATCCCAGGGTTGTGGTCCAGATGGTTCTCTCGGGGACGGCAGCCTGTGGCTCGTCCAGCGGTACACACCCAGCAACGACAAGCGGCGATGTCCCAGTGCTGGGTCATGATCCGCTCGATGATGTCCCGCTTCTTCATCGGTGGCAGGATCGGGAACCCGTTGTCGTCTATCGCTGGGCACTGGGTCATGACCTCTCTTCTTCCGTGTGCGTGTGCCATTGCTGGTGCAGGTCACGGTCCCAGCCGTCAACCAGAGATCCACAAAGCTTGCATCGGAATATCTCGGATGCAGGCGAGGCGTTAGGGTGGCGAATGTAGCCAGCGAACACATATTCGGCGTCGGTGGTCATGACGCCTCCTTCGGGTGGGGCAGCTTGGTGTGAATGTCGGCGTACCGGTGGGCATCCTCCACGGTGGGGTAGTTGCCACCGCAGGGTCCGCACTGGGAGCACTCAAAGGAGAAGTGGCCCTGCACCTTGCCCTCCACCACCTTGGTCCTGACGGTCATGGTGCCTCTGAACTGAGTAGGGCCCCGCAGTCTTCGCACCGGTCGGCGTCCATGTGGGCGATGCGGTACTGCCACTCGGCGCCAGATGCCTCGGTCAGGGTGACTATGACGACGGAATCACTTAGCAGGTACCCCATGATCGTGATGTCCTCGTAGTCCTCCTCCTCATCGAGGAGGCACCATGAGCCCCAGTCATCTTGGGGCCCTTCTCGGTCACGCCACTCGATGCGAGGCCAATTCGACTCGATGGGCGGTTGTGGCGGATGATCACGGATATATTTCTGGGTCATGGTGCTCCTCGATCCGCTCGTCGGTAGCCTGGACTCTTGCTGTCGTTGCGCCTGGTCAGTTCCCGGCTGACCACGGCGGCGTCCCGCTCGGTTGACTCAAACAGCATGCCCTTTAGCTTCCTGCGGGCGTAGTACAGCTTCAGGGTGTCCCTGGCCGTCTGGATGTCGTGGTCGGTCTCCATCTGCGCCCGCACCCAGGTGACGGCTTCCGACACCCGCTCCGGCCGGTTGCGGGTCAGGTACAGCCCCTCCAGCTTCCGTACCTCCATCTCAGCATGATGCTCGTAAATCTCCTCGATGGCTAGCTGGCTCTGAAAATAATCGGTCCACCGGGTGAACTTGACGAACTGATCCATCAACTGCTTGTCGGTCAGGTCATCGATGTCGGTCTCAAGGGTGGGTGGGCCGAAGTCTGGTGCCGCTGGCTCCTCAATCCCCAAATCGGTAAAGACGTCGCGTCGCTGGCCGTTGACCATTTTCTGCACCACTTCGTGCAGGTTCAGGGGTGGTCTGCGGGTCAGACGTCGCCCTTCGGACGAGGACTCTTCCGTTGGCGGCATGCTTCTCCTCGTATCGTTGACAATCAGCGCAGCCCCCGAACGGGCACTCTGGAACCGTGCCGCCGCCCAGGGCCGTCGTGACTCTGCTGCACTGGTCTAGCCGATCCTGGATGCGCTCCACCCGGTACCGGACGATCATCTCCTTCACCTTCTGGTTCCACTTGCACTCGTAGAGGAAGATCACCTCTTGCTTGTGGGCCAGGTAGCAGTAGAGGTCGCCCTGTCGAACGTGTGAGGGGAAGGGCCTGCGGATGGAATCCCACAGGCCGTCGTAGTCGATGAACTCTCTCTTTTTTCCGTTGATGTTGAGCTTGTAGGTGTGGGTCTGGAGGAGATCCAGGGCCTCAAAGCGCAGGGTGCCCAGGCCGACGCTCTTGATCTCCACCAGGCTGTCCTCGACGCCACCATCGGCATGACCGACCAGGGAGAGCTTGTGGTCGAAGAGGGGGATCTCGTGGTAGCGCAGGAACTCTCTCCTGGCATGGCACTTCTCGCATTCGCTGGGTGCGGTGGCGGGCCAGGCGTAGTGGCACCTCTCGCAGTAAAACGTGCCCCACAACCGGCCCAGATCCCAGATCCTTTTCTGCCACTTGTGGTGGATCTCGTGGCCCTCATCGAAGATCATCTGCATCTGCCAGTGCAGGCTGGGCTCGTCGTTTCTGGGGATCGCCCCGCTCATCCGGTAGTAGCTGGCCCGGGGGCACCAGTCGGAGTGGGCGATCTCAGAGGGATGCAGTGCGTCGTTCCGCAGCCCGTTCTGCTCGCCAGGCTGCAAGAAGGACCTTTGAATCTCCCCAAGGAGTCGGGTCTCTCGCTTGGTCGTGTCCAGCAGCATCCGCAGGTTCTTGTCGATGACCGGATGTGATCGAGATGACGTTCCCGTTCGCGAGAGCCGCCTCACGGTGCCTCTGGCGTTTGATCCGGCGCCGCTCCCTTTCGCTGGTTCCGCCCCAGACGCCGTATCTCTCCCCGTTCGCTATGGCGTAGTCGAGACACTCCTGGAGGACCGGGCAGACACCTGGGTGGTCCTGGTGGGTTCCCAGGCACACCGACTTGGCCTCGCTGACCTGAGAGTTGTTGTGCTGGTACTCGGCGTAGAACAGGGTTCCGGGCAGCCCTTTGCACTTGGCGTGGTCGAACCAGCTTGGGAACACCCGTTCGTAGATCGCCGGGAGAGTCTGGTGACGGTCGATGAAGAACCAGTTCGTGGTAATCGGGTTCTGGGAGTACGACCCACTCCCTTCCACCCAACTCAAAGACGAGAACAGGGAGGCGAGACTCTGCCACGGCATGTTGGTAGAGGGCGATGAGGTCGGTGTAGTGGAGCGTGATGGTGCTGCGGTTGTCGGTGCGCTTGAACTCGACAAGCTCTGTGTCGGTACGACCGTCGTTGCGACGGTCCCAACGCGCACCAGAACGTGGCGACCGTGTACCTCCAAACCGCTCCATTCCCTTCGTCTCTTGCTGCCGACTCAGCAGGAGCCGCTTCCCCACCCTCACGGCGTCTTCACCCTCTCCAGGTGCCGTGGTGAGGGGCGGGACTCCTCAGGACGCTTACCCTTCGTGACTTGATCTCGTATAGCATCTCGCAGCCTCTCCTGGAGTGTCAAGTCCCATCTGATCTGCTCTTCCAGGGCGGTTCGGCCGTGCCAGGTCTCGTCCCCCAGGCTGTAGTAGCTGCTCTTGACCTTGATCAGGTCCAAGAGCAGGGCCAGCGTGACCAACTCCTTCGCCCGGTCGTAGTCCCCCGGTGAGATCCCGATCTCGTTGTGGTCGAAGTAGAAGTCGAACACGGCCACCCGCTCGGGCGGGAAGCTCTTGTTCTTCTTGGTCAGGGCCTTGATGGTGAGACCGACCTTCCGCTCGTTCTTCCGGTCACCCTCAGTGAGCCAACTGTCTCTTTTCAACTCGACCCTGGATGTGAACCAGTAGTTCTTGGCCCTCCCACCTGGGGTTATGCGGGGGTCACCGAAGGGCATGTTCGGGCGCTCCCGCCACTGGTTGACCATGAAGCAGGTCACCGTCCGGTCGTCCTCCACCAGGGAGCGCTTCATGGCGGTGTACGCCTTGCGGAAGAACTTGGGCAGCAACCGGGCCACCAGGGCGATCTGCTGATCGTCCATCGTGCCCTCCGACTCGGTTACCGGTGAGAGGGCTGGGAGGCTGTCGATGACCAGGGCGTCTACCGTCCTGGTCTCCAGTACCCGGATGGCGGCGTTGGTGGCCTCCTCTAGGATGTTGGTCTGCATGACCAGGATCCGGTCGGTGTCGCAGCCCAGGTCTGTGGCCCACTGAGGCACGAACTCCTCGGCGGCGACCCAGAAGGTGGTGTAGTCGGGGTTCAGGGCCTGCTGGGTGGCGATGGTCTTCAGGATGACGGTGGTCTTGCCGCTCGACTCGTCGCCGTATAGCTCGTGCCAGGCGTTGGTCTGCCAGCCACCCCCCAGGGCCACGTCCAGGGCGTAGCTGCCCGAGGAGATTCGGGGCAGGTCCGAGTACCGGATCTGGCTCCCCCAGATCACCGTCTCCGGCCCCAATTCCTTGTTGATCTCGGCCATCACCGTGGTGATGGTGTCGACCTTGGTCGATGGCACTACTTCCTCTTCTGACTGGGGATCTTCTTGGGTGTGGTGGCCTTCTTGGCCCTGGTGTCCTCCTTGGCCCCCTGCTTGCTACCGAACGGTGCGGCCTTCTTGCCCCCGAACGGCGTCTTCTTTTCGGCCATCACTTCCCTCTGTTCTCGGGCTTGTTGTAGCGGCTTTTGGTCGGCTTGGCTTCACCCGTCTTGGAGATGGGCTTGCGGTCGGACTCACGGGTCTCAGCCGCCTTCTCGCCCATGGCGTGACGCCTGCCCTTGCCCTGGGCCTGGGCGTTGGAGATGGCAGCCGCCTTGCTCTTGCTAAAACCCTTGTCCTTCAGGGCCTCGTAAGAATCCACCTTTTTGATGGATGGTCCTGGGTCTTTACCTCCTGGCACTTATTTCCTCCTTCGTGCTGGCACCACATCCGGTATTGCCACGGTCCACCCCCTGCTGACCGTCTGTTTACGGTGTAGTCGCTGCTGGCTTCTAAGGCGATGCGTACTTCTCGTTGCCTTCTACGACCCTCGGAACCGCCAACATCCTCCAGTTTGCGGCCATCTACCCATTCCCCCCAATGCTCCCAAAGCAGCCGTGCCGCCTCGACGCGACCCGTTGATCGTCCCTCACCAAGCTCCTCTTCCGCTTCTGCTGAGGTAGCTGGGTCTCTTCGTCCATGTACTGGTCCGTGGCTATAGCTGGTGACGAGGCTCTTGATATATGACCAGGATGGTCGTGGGCACAGTCTGGCGAGTTTCACCTCACGTTGCTCCAACTGAAGTCGGTGCTGTTGACGCTGGGATCGACGCTGAAGCGGCTCTCAGCCCCGGGGTTGTCGCTGCGAGCGAACTGGGTCGGCCCAGACGACTTCATCCCCACCGCACTCAGCAGGGTGCCGCTCTGGGTGAAGTGCTCGCCGTTGTACCCACACTCAGTGCAGAGGGGAGCCGCCTCCAACTGGCCGATCTTGCGTTGGAAGTAGTTGTTGCCCCCACAGCCGGGGCAGTGCCCGTCCTTGCCCACGCTGGAGGGGGCCTTGGACAAAAATCCTTGCCTCCTCACCTGGTGCCAGTTATCGTCCGACTCGCTCCCCGGCTGGTCCACCCCCGCCGCTTCACCGCGAGGACCGGTCGGGGGGTACTGGGGCTGCCAACGGACCGCCTTCTGGGGGTAGGCCACGGGCTGGGACCGTGGTACTGGCGCCGCCGGGCGTTGGGGTACTGCCCGAGAAAGCTGCCGCTCCCACCAACTGACATCCGACATCGCTATTTAGCCTCCGACCAATTCATGCCCACGCCGATGTTGACCTCCAGGGGCACGTCCAGGACCGGGCGTCCCTCTAGCTGGATGTCCTCCATGGCTGTCTTGATCAAGGGTAGGACGTCGTCCACCTGGCGCTTGGCGCACTCGATGACAAACTCGTCGTGGACCTGAAGGGTGATAACGGCATCAAAGGGACGTAGTACCCTATGGACTTCCACCAGGGCCACCTTGGCGATGTCGGCGGCGGTGCCCTGGATGGGGTGGTTGACGGCCTGGCGCTCGGCGTAGCTCCGTTCCTTCCAGTCGCTGGAGAGGATCTCGGGCAGGCGACGCTTGCGCCCCCACAGGGTCTCGACGTAGCCCTTGCTCCAGCAGGAGCGCTTGACCCCGGCGCCCCACCTCCTGACACCGGGGTAGGCGGCGTGCCAGCCCTCGTAG